CATAGGCACATCGTCGCCAAGCCGACCTTTATCAGTGTCATCTAGTCAAATTAGCGCAAGGTTTACCTCTACTTCCGCAGATTCACAAATAGAAGTTGTCGATACGAGTGGAACTGTTGTTTTTGGCAGTTCGTCTGGCAATGCAATCGTGCAAACTGGCGGCAGCGAGGTAGCACGCATCGACAGCTCCGGGCGGTTGTTGGTTGGTTTGTCCAGTAATGTTGACGGTTCATCAACTCAAATTAACTTTTCTGCAACTCTTAATAGAGGGTCTAACGCAACTGCAGCGGATGCCAACATCGGCGTTCTTAAGTTTGCAGATCTTAGAAGTAATAGTGCTTACGGAGAAATTCGATGCCAAAGCGATGCGACTCCTGGCACGAATGATTATCCAGGACGTTTGACATTTTCGACCACAGCGGACGGCGCATCAAGCGTAACTGAGCGGATGCGTATCGACAAATCAGGCAACGTTCAAGTTTCATCAGGACAATTTACTGTAGGAACAACAGCATCTACAGGGCTTCAATTCATCAATGACGGAACATTTGGTACAATCAATAATGCTGATTTGGTATTTAGAACAAACGCTACCGAAAGGATGCGTCTTGATACCTCAGGAAATCTTATTCTAAAAACTACAGCTTCTGCAGGTGAGTTCGTTTTTAGAGAAGGTGGCACTAATGCGTGGTCTATTGACACTAACGGCGCAAATGGTTATTTAAGATTTTTTGATAAGTACAACAACAGCGAACGGCTACGCATCGATTCAAGTGGCAGGCTCCTCGTGGGGGTGTCTAGTGCTCGTGGTGGTTTTGACAACAGCAGCGTCGTTAAATCTAATTTACAGGTAGAGGGCGTAGGAAGTGCAGCTTCTGCAAATAGGACTGCTCTTTCTATTGTCAACAATGGCAGCGCAGATGCCGACAGTGCAGGTTTATATCTTGCACGCTCTGGCGGAACATCGGTAGGGAGTTTTACTGCTGTCACTGCAAACGATGTGCTTGCTCGAATTACTTTTAGCGGTGCTGATGGTAGTGAGTTTGTTCAAGCTGCTTCTATTGAAGGAGTAATTGACGGCACACCTGGCTCAAATGACATGCCAGGAAGGCTTGTTTTCAGCACCACAGCGGACGGGGCAAGCAGCCCGACCGAGCGGATGCGGGTCAACAGTGATGGTAACTTTATGGTGGGTCAAACCAATGGCAGTTCTGGAACTGTAGGCATTGTTTGCAACGCCAATGGCTTGCTTACAAATTGCACATCCAATACAGACGCCTCAGTTATTAACATCAATAATCTTACGGGGGCTAAAAATTTAATCTTATTTAGGTCTGATGGAACCAATAGAGGCTCCATTGAAACTAATGGCTCAACTGTTACCTACAACACTACCTCTGACTATCGTGTTAAAGAAAACGTTGTTGATATCGATGGTGCGATTGATCGTGTCAAGCAGCTACTGCCTAAACGTTTCAACTTTATTAGTCACCCTGAGCGAACTGTTGATGGATTTTTAGCACACGAAGCGCAAACAGTTGTTCCAGAAGCTGTCACTGGAACGCATAACGAAGTCGATGATGATGGTAACGCTGTAATGCAAGGCATCGATCAGTCAAAGCTGGTGCCATTGCTAACAGCAGCATTGCAAGAGGCCATCGCCAAAATTGAGACCCTAGAAACCAAAGTTGCAGCCCTTGAGGCTGGCTAAGTAAACTTCCCTTGACTTCACACCATCATGGCTAACACCTACGTTTGGAAAATCGCTGATCTTAACCGTGACCTCAGTGACGGTTTTGCTCACACGGCCCACTACACCGTGACCGCAATCAGCGATCAGGTTGACTCTGAGGGCAACGCCTACAACTCAGGCGCATACGGCAGCATTGGCCTTGATCGTCCTGACACCTTGGCCGATTTTGAAGACCTGACTGAGGCTGACATTGTGGCAGCTGTGCAGGCAAAGCTCGGTGGCGCTGAAAAGGTCACTGAGATTCAGGATCAGCTTGCTGCACGCATCACTGAGCAGATCAACCCGACGCAGGCATCTGGCACACCTTCTGGCTGGTGATCTGATGCAACGCCCTGATCCTCTGATGACCGCCAGCTACGGCGCGACTGATGTTGCTGTTCAAAAGGCAAGAGTGCTTTGGATGGAAGAGCTGTTCTTCCTTGATGGCCGCGACATGATCAGCCATCCGCAATACGGTCTGTTCACTGGGCTCGCGAATAAATATCGCAACCTCGAGTCAACTGACGGTTACTAATGGCAAAGTCCCTTAACGGTCAAACATTCGTTGTCGGTAAACCAAAACGGACCACACAGGGAAATGGTCAGCACTCACGCCCAAAAAAGGGCAAGAAGAGATACCGTGGCCAGGGAAAACGCTAATTCAACTAATGATCAAGCGTCTTGTTTTTGGTGTAGCCGCTGGCGCACTTGCCTTGGCTCCCCTCTCTGCCCGCGCAGATTGGTACATCAATCCTGAGCTGAATGTCGGCGTTGGCCTCGATTCCGGCGTGGGCTCGGGGATCCTCGAGGGTCACGTTGGCTATGACTTCGATAACGGTGCCTACGTGCAGGCAGGCCCTGCTGTGGTCTTCCCTGACGCTGGCGAAAAAGAGATCGAGTTCACCGGCAAGGCTGGCGTGAGCGGCGGTCCTCTTTACGGAGAGGTTTCATTCAGCACCGGCGATGACTTCGGCCTCGGCTTCAAGACCGGAGCCAAGTTCAACTTCTAAGGCTAGGATTTAGAAGCACACAGGAAGGGGCCTCGTCTGCACGGCGGGGCTTTTTTTTAGCTATGCAAAAGATTTTCAACCTGCTTGGCGTTCTCGGCTTCGTGATGTCCGGGACGATGGCAATCGGTGGAGTGCTGTTCTACACCCGCGTCCCGTCGATGGCGAAAAAGTACATCAGCGAGCTGGAGTTAGAGCTGACGAAAACGATCCTTGATCAGGTTCCGGTCCCCGATATCCCGAAGGTGCCGCAACTGCCGACTAAGACCGGCCCTGCGATCACGTCACCATTTTAGTTTCGGCCTGCGGTTCGACTTCTGGGGCGTCCCAGTGATCAAGCCACTCGCGCAGTGCCTGCCCTGTTGGTGTGGATTTAGGCCAACGCACAAACTTCAACAGCGCCTGCGGATCGGTGAACAGCATTGAGGACTTGCCGGATCTGCAGACGTAGACGAGCGGCGGCCCTTCCCTGTGCTTAGTAGCTTCGATCCATAGCTGACCTGCTACAAACCGCTCTGACTTCATGGAGATCCGTGAGATAGTCGTGCCCGAGATTAACTCGTCTGTCGATCTCCCTCAGGTAGCGATTCCGCAAGCGCCACCGATAACACTCGAGATCGGCGTGCCGGTTATCGAGCTGCCGCACTTCAATCCGATGGAGATGGAGCCGGAGGTAGAGCCGCAACCCGTCAAGCCCGCGAAGGCTAAGCCTGCCGACCCTCCTGCCGCTGAACCGCCGCCGGTCAAGCTCCCCACAAAAGAACCACCAGCAGCAACAGCACCAGCAGCAGAAGAGCAACCACCTGCAGAGCCGAAGCCTCTTACTGAACGCATTATCGAAGCGATTCCGACGATCCCGCAAGCAGTGAATACGGCAGGGACATCAGCGATCGCCGTCTCAGCAGCTCTCGCAACTCCATTGCTGCTCAAGGCGATCCGGCCGACGATAAAGAAGTTGGCGAAGAAACTTCAGCAGGCAATCGGTAAAAAACCGAAACCAGAAAGCGTCAGGGAGCGGAGGAAGTTCCAGAGGTCTCTACGGAAATAGAATGAGTGTGTGGGACGGGTCGGTGTGCTCGCACATCGCGGCACACCTTTTCATAAGGGCTGCCCTTAGCGAAGCGGATGCCCTTCATCATTAGTTCCCCGCAATGCTTAAGCCTCGAGATCTCGAAGTCTAAGCGCTTGTTAGCGAGCAACTGTTGTTGAAGCGCAAGCTGCGTATCTACAGCCTCCTTGCATCGCCTCTGTAGGCCCTGATCGAGGGGAATCGTCGCCTGAATCGATAGGCCAAGATTCCAGTTGTGATTGTCCTTCTGTCCTGTGCGGGTGTCCTTGAAGAACAGAACATCTCCGGGGTTATCAAGGCGGCCATCGTCATCTAAATCCGAAAGGTCGTACACCGGATCCGGGTAGCTGTATTCATACGGAAGGCCCCAGGATTTAGTCCTGTTGAGATATGGGGTGACCGTCAGGGTCGGCCCCTGGCATTGAATGTTGCCGCCGTAGGTGTTCGTGATTGCGCTCCCTTGAAGGATCTGTACCGCCTGATTGCTTACCGATCCGGAGGATGTAGCTGTAGGGCTTGCGGTTGCCGAGATCCCGCCAACATCTTGTGCGTTGACCGGAGCTGTCGCGATTATTCCGAGAATGAGGAGACCGTATCGGTGACGCTTGTGATTTCGGTAGTGCGTTGAATCGTGGTGATGTTGCTGAGGCCCGGCCCCTTCAGGCTTTCGACGAATTGAAATGCTTCGCCCGGCTTCACGATTGACCAGTTTGGTCGTTCTCCTAAGGAGGTCCATCCGTTGACCGTTGTGTTGGAGACGGGATTTATTGGTCCGTCGGGAGTGATGTTTACTCCGCTTGCACTGTATTCAAACCCGGTAGAAAAATTCTCGCTGACGATTGTCTCAGTGACCTTACTCGTTGTCTCTGTGTGGCTTGACATCGTGCCCTGCGTGAACTGGGGCACAACGGGAACGGCGCAAGCTGCTGGCGCAGAAAACAACAGCAGCAATAGCCAGCGCATCAGTCGACTTCAATGCTGAGGACGACTTGCCCGGTCGCGGTTGTTCCTGCGCCGCCTGCTGTGATTGTCATCGCTCCGTCAGATGCAATCGTGCCGGCGAGGCTCCCTGCGACTCCGCCCGAGGTCGTCGTCGTATTGCCAAGCATCGGCAAGCTAGTAACGACACCGCTGCTTACTGACGTTGCTGTCGGGGTAGCATCACCCTCGATGTAGGACTCGCTGTAAGAGAAGGCGTCTCCCGCTGTTGTGATGCTGTACTCACCTGGTGTATAGCCCACAGCGTCACCAGCACTGAGAGTCCCGAGAACAGGAGCAGTATCGAGAGTAACGTTGCTCCCGCTAACGCTAAGCGTCGAGCCAATCCGTGAAGCCTGAGATGCTGCGCCATCTACCTGAAGTTGGATAGAGGACTGAATTTTGTGGGTGATGTCTGCTTGGGCAGGCAATGCAGCCGCCAAAGTGATCCCTAATACCAAAAGTGTGCGGGTCATTTAATGCCGGCTTTGGTGTCTTTGTTGTCAACGATAGTCGGCTTCTTGTTGCCGTTTCCATTCGACTTTCGCTCGATACCGAACGACGCCATCGCGCCTGTAAGTAATGACGCCACAAACGTGTTGTCCATCTTCATCTGCGGGAAGATCCCGAGGTAAGAGACAGTCAGCAGGGCGGCACTCCAGGCGAGTACAAGAGCCTTGACAATATCCGCGATGCAGATGCCTTCCTTTTCCTGATGCTCCTCGGAGTTGTTAGCCATTGCATTGCAGAGCTACCGTTACAGCGTAACCAGGCCAGGCACATGCTTCTAATCCTTAAGCCGATCCTGATGACGATGTGGCGATCGAAGTCATTTAAGGAGCTGATCGTCGCGATGCTCGAGAAGATCGTCTCGAGGACTGACAACGACCTCGATGATCTCGCTGTTAAGCATGTGCGCGAACTGCTGTTGCCCGAGACCCGCATCGATAAGTGAGGCTCTGGGTAATGGCATCGCTCGCGCTGCTCCCTTTTTTTCAGTTTTTCCGGGGTACACCGCATCAGCTTGCTGCCGTTAAGCAGCTCGAGGATTCCCTGCCGCAGGAGCTGTTAGACGAAGATGCCGCCTGGTTTGACGCCTGGCGGGCTAGCGGGATGCAGCAGCAGGTCTTCGGCGTCCCTTACTTCCGGCAACTCGAAAGCTCGAGCGGCTACGGCGAGCGGGAGTGCTTTAGCGCGGCGGCGGCGATGGTCGCTGCGTTCTACGACCG